CGCTGATACTACAAGTAACTTTACAGTAACAGCAACTGATAATGAAAATCAAACAGCATCAAGAGCTTATAGCATAACGGTTACTAATGTAACACCGTCTAGTTTTTTTAACACCGTTTTATATACAGGTAATAGCAGTACACAATCAATTACAGGAGTAGGATTTCAACCTGATTTAGTTTGGATAAAAGATAGGAGTAATGCTGAACAACATATATTAAACGATTCAACAAGAGGTGCAACTAAAGATTTATCATCAAACTCATCAGCAGCAGAAGCAAACAGAACCACAGGTTTTCTTTCTTTTAATAGTGATGGATTTACTTTAGGTACAGATGGAGGTGGTGTTGTTAATGATTCAACAAGAGGCCCTTATGTAGCTTGGTGTTGGAAAGCAAATGGGGGGAGCACTAGTAGTAACACTGATGGAAGTGTTACAAGTACAGTGCAAGCTAATAATACTTTAGGATTTTCAATAGTTGAGTATACAGGTACTGGTTCAGCAGGAGCAACAATAGGACACGGATTAAATTCAACACCTGAAATGATTATAGTGAAAAATTTAGCAGCAGGTGAAAATTGGGCAGTATATCATTCAGCTACTGGTGTAAGCAATGTATTGTTTTTAAATCAAACAAATGGAGTAACATCTGTAACAAATAAATGGGCAGGAACTAATTCTACTGTGTTTGGAGTAAATTCAGCAGGAGATGTAAACCAGTCAGGTGTACAACTTATAGCTTATGCTTTCCATTCAGTCAATGGCTTTTCAAAGTTTGGCTCATACACAGGTAATGGTTCAACAAATGGACCGATTATAGAAACAGGATTTGAACCTGCATTTTTGATGATTAAAAGGACAGACACGGCTGGGTATAACTGGTATATATGGGATAATAAAAGGACACCAGCAGGAGAAAAAGTATTGTATCCTAATTTAAACAATGCAGAAACTAGTTATGGATATATTAATTTTTTAAGTAATGGGTTTCAACATACAAAAACTAATGCAGGTGTAAATGCTAACGGAGCTACATATATCTATATGGCATTTGCTGCAGACCCTAATACAACATCTCCAACGTTAGCTGATAGTTTTAATACAACCACTTATACTGGTAATGGTAGCTCAAATAGTATTACTGGTTTAGGATTTAGTCCAAATTTAGTTTGGTTGAAAGACAGAGACACAACTTATCCACATTATTTTTATGACACTATAAGAGGACCATTAAAAAGTTTAAGACCAAATAATACTGATGCAGAAGGTAGTGGTCTCGGTGTAAGCTCTTTTGATTCAGATGGTTTTACATTAGATTCTAACGCAGGTGCAAATCAAAGTGGTAGTCCTAATATTGCTTGGGCGTGGAAAGCTAATGGAAATCTACCTACAATTAATACAGATGGAAGTATAAATTCAATTGTTAGTGCAAATACTAACGCAGGGTTTAGTATTGTTAAATATACAGGAAACGAAACCGCTGGTCAGACGGTTGGTCACGGATTAAGTGCAGCACCTGAAATTGCTTTTATTAAGCAGTTGGACGGCACAAGAGAATGGCAAGTTCCCTTATTCACACAAACATCAGGAAATTATTTAAAATTAAATGCTACAGCTGCTAAAGCAACTGACACTACCCGTTGGAGTGCTGTATCCTCTACTACATTCACAATAGGTGCTCAACCTCATACAAACGGCACTGGAAGTCCCTATATAGCTTACTGTTTCCATTCAGTATCTGGGTTTAGTAAGATTGGAAGTTATACTGGAACAGGAAGTTCAGGTAATGCGCAAAACATAGGGTTTCAGCCAAATTTAATTATAATAAAAAGTACTAGTAACTCTGCAGCTAATTGGCAGATGTATGATAGTGTTCGTGGAGCAAACAAAAGATTATATCCAAATCTTTCTAATGCTGAATATACAGATTCAACATCAGTTATAAATTTCTTATCTGATGGGTTTGATTTTAATTCAGGAGATTCACATAACAACGGTTCCCACAATTATATATATATGGCATTTAAAATAAATTAAAATGATAGCTTATATATTATTAGGAATTGCAACTTTATTTTTAGTAATAGCTCAATTAAAAAATGCAGATGTAATTATTGGGCCTATAAAAGGTTTTATGGTAGGTTTTTTATATCATGCCGAAGAATATGATGATGATACTATAGATCATACGTTGCAATGTTTATTAGGGGTTATAAGTTTAAATATAACTTGGACAAGAAGCATAGAATAAATCTTGTATCTTTATAAAATAAAATTTAATTAAATGGCAAAAAATAAAATTAAAAAAGAAGAGCTTGAAGATTTGCAAGCTAAAGTTATTAATATAAATAATCTTCAATATAAATTAGGAGCATTAGAGATTGAAAAAAATAAAGTATTACAATCTTATGATGTTGCAAAAACAGAATTAAAAACTTTACAGTTAGCTCTTAAAGAAGTTTATGGGGGTGTTAGCATTGATGTAAACGATGGTAGCATTAAAAAAATAGAAGAAGTAGATGAGCAAACTAATAAGAAAAATTAGTGTCGGCAAAGATTATAAAAACGACGCAATGCATTACGCGGTAGGGCAAGAAGTATATGGAGGACATATTATTTGTGATATATTAGAGGATAAAGAAAAATATTCTATATATATTAAAAAAAATAATGATGTATTGCCATGGAAAAGTTTTAATAAAAACATGGCTATTAGTGTTGAATATAATTTACAATATTAATGAAACCTTTATATAATTTTTTAATAAAACCAAAAAATAATAGATACGACAATAAAAAAAAAATAGGTGATACAGAATTAATTCTTAATACAGATATATCTGATCACAAATTTATAAGTAGAGAAGCTATAGTTTATGAAACGCCGATTATATGTAATACAACTATTAATAGAGGTGATAGTGTTATTGTTCATCATAATATATTTCGTCGTTGGCATGATGTACATGGAATTGAAAGAAATAGCAAAAGCTTTTTTAAAGATGATTTATTCTTTTGTGACGAAAGTCAAATATTTTTGGTTAAATCCAAAAGCGGTTGGAAAGCAAATAAAGGTTTTTGTTTCGTCGCACCCTTGGAAAACAAAGACAATTTTTCAACTGAGAAGGAACAGTCTTTAATTGGTATTGTAAAATACACTGATGATTCGAATATTGTTAAATTAAATGAAAAAGTTGGATTTACTCCATATAGCGAATATGAATTTATTATAAATGATCAAAAGTTATATAGAGTAATGACAAAAGAAATATCTATCAAATATGGATATAAAAAAGAAGAAAGAGAATATAATCCAAGCTGGTTACAGAGCAGTTGATGAATTAATTAAAGTTGCTAAAGAACCAATTGTTGAAACAGAAGACGATGTTTCAGCTGATAGATTAAAAAATGCAGCAGCTACTAAAAAGCTTGCAATCTTTGATGCATTTGAAATATTAACACGTATTGAAAACGAAAAAAGTTTATTAGATAATAAACCTATAGAGAAAAAAGAAAATACTTTTTCGGGGTTTGCAGAAAAAAAATCTAAATAATGGGCTACGAACAAACATTATATAAAATAATACAGCCTATTAAAAAAAGCACAATAAGCAGGCTTAATAAAAGTAAAAAGTGGAAGTATGGGTATAATGAAGAACATGATGTAGTTGTTATAAGTAAAACAGGTAAGATAGGTGAAGTATATGAAATACAAAATTTAAAAATTGCTTTGCCAGCGGAAAAAAATGTGTATAGCAAAGATGATAAATGGATTGCGCATGAATATCCTGCCGAGCTTTTAAGATTAAAAACAATATTTGATTGGAGAGATTATCCTGAAGAATTAAAAGAAAAATGGTATGCATACATTGATAGAGAATTTACCAGACGCGAAGAAGGCTTTTGGTTTCGCAACAAAGGTCGTAGCACTTATATTACTGGCTCTCATTATATGTACTTGCAGTGGTCCAAAATTGATGTTGGGAAGCCAGACTTTAGAGAAGCAAATAGATTATTCTTTATATTCTGGGAAGCTTGCAAGGCAGATCAACGCTGTTACGGGATCTGTTATCTTAAGAATAGAAGGTCCGGGTTTAGTTTCATGTCATCAAGCGAGACAGTTAACCAAGCTACTATCAGTTCCGACTCTCGATTCGGAATCCTATCGAAGAGTGGTGCAGATGCAAAGAAGATGTTTACAGACAAAGTGGTACCCATATCAGTCCACTACCCCTTCTTCTTTAAACCAATACAAGACGGAATGGATAGACCCAAGACCGAACTTGCATTTAGAGTACCCGCCTCCAAGCTCACCAGGAAGTCCATTAGTGCAACCGGCTCCGCCAAGCCTGAAGCGCTCGAAGGGCTCGACACAACAATAGATTGGAAAAATACAGGAGACAACTCTTATGATGGAGAAAAATTAAAGTTATTAGTGCATGATGAATCTGGTAAGTGGGAAAGACCTGATAATATATTAAATAACTGGAGAGTAACAAAAACAACGCTACGATTAGGAAGTAGAATTATTGGGAAGTGTATGATGGGTTCAACATCAAATGCACTTGATAAAGGTGGTGAAAACTTTAAAAAATTATACTATGCTTCAGACGTTACAAAAAGAAACAGGAATGGACAGACAAGCTCTGGACTATATAGCTTATTCATACCTATGGAATGGAACTACGAGGGATTTATTGACGATTGCGGATTGCCTGTCTTTGAATCTGGAGGAATTGACCGCGTTGATAATTTTGGAGAGCCAATTCCGATCGGAGTTATTGAACACTGGCAAAATGAAGCCGAAGGACTTAAAAGTGATCAAGATGCTTTAAACGAGTTTTATAGACAGTTTCCACGCACAGAAGATCATGCATTTAGGGATGAAACAAAAAATAGTATATTTAATTTGCAAAAAATATATGAACAAATAGATTACAACAGTGATATAAATGAAAATAAATTTATTGCTAAAGGTAATTTTATATGGGAAAATGGTGTAAAAGACACAAAAGTAATATTTGCACCTGATAAAAGTGGAAGATTTAATTTATCGTGGGTTCCTCCTGTTCATATGCAAAATAGAATAATATTAAAAAATGGTTTAAAATATCCAGCTAATGAGCATTTAGGTGCTTTTGGTTGTGACTCTTATGATATATCAGGAACTACTGATGGACAAGGTTCAAAAGGCGCGTTACACGGGTTAACTAAATTTAGTTTAGACGAAGCGCCCTCGAATAGTTTTTTTTTAGAGTATATCTCACGTCCACCAACAGCTGAAATATTTTTTGAGGATGTATTAATGGCATTAGTGTTTTATGGGATGCCACTTCTTGCGGAAAATAATAAACCACGACTTTTATATTATTTGAAGCGAAGAGGGTATAGAGGATATTCAATGAATAGACCAGATAAACTTTATAATAAATTATCTGTAGCAGAAAAAGAAATAGGTGGCATACCAAATTCTTCGGAAGATATTAGACAAGCACATGCAGCAGCAATTGAATCTTATATTGATTCATATGTAGGATTAAAAGAAGATAACACATATGGAGATTTATATTTTAGCAGAACATTAAATGATTGGGCTTTGTTTGATATAAATAAAAGAACAAAATATGATGCAGCAATAAGCTCTGGGTTAGCAATTATGGCATGTAACAAAAATAGATATAAGCCAGCTGTAGCAAGAACAACTAAAAAATTACAATTTGGTTTTAAAAAATATAATAATCAAGGAACATTATCCAAAATATTAAAATAAATGGCAAAATCACACCCAACAGGATTATTCCCGAGTCAAGCAGTATCTGACGCAGAAAAAGCAAGTTTAGAATATGGAACTAAAGTTGGAATAGCAATTGAATCAGAATGGTTTAAAAGAGATAGTGGTACATCTAGGTATCAATCAAACAGAGAAAATTTTCATAGGCTAAGATTGTATGCAAGAGGAGAACAATCAATACAAAAATATAAAGATGAATTATCTATCAATGGAGATTTATCATATCTTAATTTAGATTGGAAGCCAGTTCCAATTATACCTAAATTTGTTGATATTGTTGTAAACGGTATTGCAGAAAGAATGTATGACATTAAAGCTTATTCTCAAGATCCGAGTTCTGTTAAACAAAGAACAAATTATATGGAAAATATTCTTAGAGATATGAAATCAAAAGAATATATAGATACTGTAAATAATGTATTGGGTGTAAATACGTATAATACAGATCCAAAAAAATTACCTTCTGACGAAACAGAATTAAGTGTTCACATGCAACTTGATTATAAGCAAGGTATTGAAATAGCGCAAGAAGAAGCGTTATCAAATGTATTTGCTTTAAATAAATATGAATTAGTTAAAAGACGTTTGGATTATGATATAGCTGTATTAGGTATGGCTTGTGTAAAAAATGGATTTAATAAAGCAGAAGGTATTACAATAAATTACGTAGATCCTTCGGATATAGTTTATTCTTACACAGAATCTCCATATTTTGATGATTTATACTATGTAGGTGAAATTAAAAAAATTAGTATAGTTGAACTTAAAAAACAGTATCCCGATTTAACAGATGATGAAATTGCTACAATAGAAAAAAATGGATACGGTTCAGGACATTTATTATATAATAAATCATATGGAGCAATAGACGGCGATGATGAAGGCTTTGTGTATGTGTTATATTTTGAATATAAAACATATAAAAATCAAACATACAAAATTAAAGAAACAGCAACAGGCGGTAAAAAACCTATTAAAAAAGAAGACACGTTTAATCCTCCGGCTGATCAAAGATCTAGATTTGAAAAAATAAATAGAACAATTGAAACTTTATATACAGGTGCAAAAATTATAGGAAGCGAAAACTTATTAGAGTGGAAATTAGCTGAAAATATGACAAGACCTAAATCAGATACTACTAAAGTGCAAATGTCATATAATATAGTAGCTCCAAGAATGTATAAAGGAAGATTAGAATCATTAGTTAGTAGAATGACAACTTTTGCAGATATGATTCAATTAACACATTTAAAGCTACAACAAGTATTAGCTAGAATGGTACCAGATGGGGTATTTTTAGATGCAGATGGTATTGCTGAAGTTGATCTTGGTAATGGAACTAATTATAATCCGCAAGAAGCTTTAAATATGTTTTTCCAAACAGGTTCTGTTATTGGTAGATCTATGACACAAGACGGTGAATTTAATAATGGAAGAGTGCCTATTCAAGAGTTACAAAGCGGTAATGGGGGTGGAAAAATTAGCGCCTTAATTACAGCATATAATTATTATTTACAAAATATGCGAGATGTAACAGGATTAAATGAGGCAAGAGACGGCAGCATTCCTGATAAAAACGCGTTAGTAGGGCTGCAAAAATTAGCTGCAGCAAACTCAAATACA